GCAATTTGGAAAGGACGCTTGAGAAGGACTGAAAGGTCAATCGGAAGGTAGGGGTTAGCGTCGTCTCCGCGTGTTTCATCAGTCACGACAGCTGAAGTGAGTCCGACGGTATCCTCGAAAGTGGCGAGGTTGTCGTCGTAGTCAAAAGTGGGCTCTTCAGCCATCATGGCTTCTTGAGATGTTGGTTTCATTGGAATGAGTTGAGGCAATAGAAGTACGAACTGCAGTAACTATTATCAAACTACAGTTAGAGGCGTAAACTGGCGGCGCGGTGATAGATTGCTCCATCGAGGTGCTGCTCAAGGTACTGATACATAGGCGTGCTATCCTCAGGGTCGAGGTTTTTATGGTACAACACGAATTCTACAAAGAAAAAGTCAGGGGAACTAGTAGAAAACATGTCCAATTCGATCGCACGCTTGATAGGATCGAAGAGGGGTGGGGAGCGGCGGAAATACCGCGTGTAAATATAATCGGTATACTGCTTATAGAATTCAGCAGCGGGTTTACCGTACAAAGAGATCTCTTCCATCATGGAGAGATAAACAGCATCAACACATTCGGAGAGTTTCTTATGTTGTTGTGTATGATGCCATTGGAGCGTTTCGAAGATAACAGGGGGGGACAAGAGGCCAGCCCATGTTCCGGCAGAGTTCTTCCAAAAGGTGCGTTTTAAAAACGTGCAATCACCAAGAGAAGTGAACGAACAAAGCTCGGACTTCTTATCGCCTGAAGTATAGACCATGTTCCATGTGGCCAAAAGAGCAGCGACTTCAGAAGGCTCAACAGGAAGGAGATCGAAGTTAAGAACAAGAAGGTGGTCGTCGCCGAAGTAGCCGTCACGAACATTGGCATGAACAAAAGAACAGTATTCATCCAGAGAGAGATCTTTCTCCGGATATCCCTTGTATTGGCAGATGGATACCAAGGCGGCGCGTATAATAAAGCGATTAGTGGTAGAATTGAAGCACAAAGTAAGAGGGTTACCTGAGGTTGTTCCGGATCGACGATAGATGACATATCGATCACCGACAACCCGGACATTGAGTATACGATCTGCAAAGTCGAGGTAGCCGCTACGGTCGCCAGGTGGAAAGAGAGATGCAAAAAAGCGGTGTGTTTCTTCACCAACATTCTTCGGGATAGAATACTCATAAGCTTTGTAATCTGGACACCAAAACCTAGGATTCTGAAAAACAAGGAGATGCTCTGCAAGCCGATGAAAATCGCGGCCAAAGGGAGATATTCCCACGAGACAACCGGATTCGAAATGATAACGTGCGTAATGAACAAGAAGGGGAACAGACCAAGTGCGAGCGTATACGAGAAAAGGAAAGGGGAAAATACAGAACAGGCGAGATAGACCGTCGGCAGCCTTCTCAAGCGGAAGACGTTCATCTTTGAGTACTGTCGCAACATCTGGTCGAAGCGAAGGTGTCCGAGTGTAAGCCTGAACCCATTGAACGAGGAGAGGACGGGGAAGGATAAGTTCTTGTGCATCGCGATAAACAAAGTGCTCTTTATCAAACGGTACCCATCGATTAGAGGAGAGAAAACCCCCTGCAGATGTGGACAGATCCAGAGGTTTAACAAAACCATCAACACCATTGAGGGCAACATCAAGTTGTGCGGGACCACGAACAGTACTAGGAGGAAGATGACGCGAAAAAGATTCTCTAACAGATCTGAGTAGCTCATCGGAGGGACCCGACGTATTATAACACATTTTAGCCAAAGCAAGATCAAAGGGATGAACAAGAATACCCGATCGATGAACGAATGGGCGAAGTTTTGCCGGCGCAGTTGTGCGATAGGTGCTGGTCCGGCCCACAAAGGTTGGGGTGGCGGTAATTGTGGACCGTGTTGGCGAAAAACCAGCGCGCGATCTGCTTCGAGCATAAGAGGAACTTGTGCATTTTGCAATTCGCGTGATACGAGGGAGGGATGGGTTTGATCGAGAGTGTTTTCAATCTCATCAGCAGGGACAGCATCAACAGCAGGAAGGTTGAACTTAGGATCCCATTGACGAACGATGGTCGCGAGAAGCAACTGATCGAAAGGTTGGAAATCGGCAGAGTGATCATTGCCGGAAACATGGAAACCTCCGATTTTGTCGTCATGACCAAAGAGAAGAAGAGAACCGCAGGCACCGCGGCAAGATTGAACCTCACCAGTGATGATTTCGGAATACTCGTTGCCGGATTCAGTAAGAACGGAAGCGGAGCGGGGATCACCCACTTCCATGAAGACACCAGGAGAGTGTC